CCATTGCCTTTCTGGTTGCAGCTACTCGGTGGCTTAGAATTATTGTAGTGTGATCCTTATCCAGTTTGTTAAAAACCGACTCGATTAGTTGCAATCTATATAGATTGGTATTTAGGGATTTTGGATTATCGAACCACTCGTATGGTTTTTTAAACTCTGTACCAGCATGGGTAAATGGGGGAACCCTAAATAAGGTTTCATCAAAATCTACGACGTTTAAAACTTTCTCCATATGAAATAAATAACTTTGAAATAATATTATACTAAAGTTGAACTTAGAGTTTATAAAAGGGGAATACGAAGGTAACAGAGTTAACTTGGTTAGGGAAACTATCCAAAGAAAACAGCCATTTGCCATCTTTACTTTCAGCAACCCAAAGATTTATCGTCAATTTTTAACAGATTTATCCAAATTTGCAACCTTGCCGTATGTTCGTCAAACATTTATGACAAATCATCAAATGGGAGGCTATCCTATCATCTATCCAAGCATCTTTATAACTAACGTTGGGTCAGAGGTATCTGATCAAGACTTTAAAAATATGATGCTAGGCAGTTTAAAACAGTACCATATCGATTCTATAATTTGTCTCTATGCAGGTCAAATTAGTTCCTATTATAAAAATGGAGACCGACACTCTATTGGAACAGATATCTACACTTCACTCAATCCACAAGAATTTGATACATATTATTTTAAGGTTGAGAGTACTTGTTACACCTTTGTTTAAACCTTAGGTCCAGTACCAAGTAAAAGAAGATATGGAATTCGAACAACAATCACCAGAAGTTAAAAAGAGTTTATCTGATGTTTTTTCAGCAAAGCGTAAAGCTGTGTCTGAAGAGGTACAGGAAGGAATTGGTTATATGAGTAATATAAAGCGACTAGCCGATGCCCAAGTCTACTTTTTAAGCTTACGTCAACGATTGCTTGAGGAAAACCATACCCTAATTGAACACTTTAATCGCTACAAAAAGAAATATAGAGAACAAAAAGGAGACGAGTGGGAAGCAGTCTCCAGAACATCCCAGCTAAGATACAATTCTAACGAAAAGACTACTATTGTCGACGGAAAAACGTCTATTATCAAAGAAACGATCGACCAGATCGAAAGCCAAATTCAATTTTATCAAGACACAATTAAGACAGTAGACGCCGCTCTTTTTGGTATAAAAACTAGACTTGATATTGAAAAGATGCTGGGTGTGTAAAAACATCCAAAGAGTTTGCTAAAGTTTAAGTTAACACCAGATAAAAGATATTTTCAATTAATACACAATGATCTTAAAAAAGAACTAGTTGATCTTAAGAACTTTTTTAAAAAAAGAGCTAAAGGCTATCACTTTAGCCCGCTATTTCAGCGCCGCCTTTGGGACGGTTACGATAAATTTATCGATCGTGAAAACCGAATTGGCGTAGGTTTATGGTATCAAATCAAACAGTTTAGCCAAATTTATGGTCATGAAATTGAGTTAGATGGATTAGATTCTCTGCTTAATCTTGAATTTACAAAGGATCAACTTGATAAATTTGCAAGTGTCCTACTAGATGGAGTTGATCTTACTCCATACGATTACCAAATGGAAGCTGCCTACCGTGCACTTAAATTTAAGTTTAGCGCTCAGGAATTAGCAACATCAGCCGGTAAAACCCTAATCCTATTTTTATATCTAAGTTTCCTTAAACGTAAGGGAATTATTAATGGTAAAGATAAAAAGGCTCTAATCGTAGTGCCTAATATCTCACTAGTTGGCCAAACTGCAGAAAAATTTATGAAAGACTATCATACTGGTCTAATTAACTGGAATATCCTTGAAGTTGGTGGTAAAAACAAATACTCAGACAAGAAATTTGAAGATGCTGATCTAGTTATTTCAACCTATCAAAGTTTAGCAAAACGAGATGGAGATTTTTTCAAGAAATTTACCGTACTGTGTATTGATGAGTGCCATACTTCAAGAGGCGATACAATTAAAGATGTTCTCTTAGCCTCAACTAATGTTGAATATAAGCTTGGTCTATCTGGAACAATTCAAGTAGATGAAGATTTTTCTGATTTCTATAAAATCCAAGAATACATTGGCCCGCTAAGCATGACTCTTAAATCAAGCTTTTTAATTGAAAACAAACATTCGCCTGATGTTTATATTAAGATGCTTTTCTTAAAATATCCTGAAACTGAACCGTTTATTCAAAACTATAAGTATATGCAGGAGCACGGTAAAAGTCAATTTCATCGTATTGAAGACTATGGCAAAAACATGTTTCAAATGGAAAAGGATTTTATTATTTCATATGAACCGCGTGTAGATTTTATTTCGTCGCTAGTCCAAAAACTAGGCGGCAACTCGCTGATACTATTCATTAATGTGAAGGACAAATATGGTCAACGTATTAAAGAAAGAATTTTAGAATGGAATCCAAATTCATTCTATATTGATGGTGAAGTAAGTGGAGATCATCGAGCCGAATATAAAGATGCAATGGAAGCTGGGTCTAATGTAGCCCTAGTTGCAAGCTATGCAACCTTTGCGACTGGTATTGACTTAAAGAATGTGCAAAATATTATTTTTGCAGAAAGTTATAAGTCTGAAATTACTATTCGACAAGCGGTAGGTAGAGGAATGCGTAAATTAGCTGGAAAAAGCAAAGTAACAATTTACGATCTAGTTGATGATCTAAATGGTTATATTGTAAAGCATGGTAAAGTTCGTGAGAAAATTTATGAAAAGGAGCAGTGGGTTGTGTCTAAGCACAGTTACGATTTAAGTAAATTTATTAAGTCAGACTCTTAACTAAAAGATCTTTTATTCCAGTTGAGTCACATGGTCTATAACCAAACCCTGCATATAGATTTTGTGCAACTACATTATCACAATTAGTAATTAATAAGATATTCGCTATACCTGCAGCCTTTGCAATTTCATGACACTTTTGTAATAGATTCTTACTTAAGCCTTTTCCTCGATAGGCTGGCGTAATACCCATTCCATGTAAATAATAAGTATTATCACTAGTAAAAGGCCCAGAGTCTTTATCTAAAAACTCTACCAGATCTGGGTCAAAATCATTTGAATTCGAATCTATTAAATTTAGTAGACTTACGGTGCCAACTTCTTCTCCATTGTCGACTAATGAAATTTTAATACCAGGATTAGCTTGAATGTCGCCTTCGGTTTTAATAACAAGCTGTGACTGATTCTCAAAAAGATGTCCATCTGCAACTTCCTCTTCTAAAAAATCTAGAAAATACTTCTTTGCATTTTGCTCAAATTCTCTGTGTTGACGTTGGATTGACTTAAGATCATCTTCAATCTGTTCAAGTTTAGAGTATTCGGCCTTAAACCAATTAATAGCTTCAGTTAATTTATCAGTAATTTCTTTTACTGCATCTTCGTCTTCAACTAAACCAAGTTCAGCAAGGCGTTTCCATTCAGCACTATTGATTGCATTAGCAACGTCTGCAATAGTTTCTTCATCATAGTATTCTTTAGTATCTAAATACATTTGAATAGTCTCTTCAGCATATTCTAATAATCTATCTGCGCCGTTGTCTGGCGAAAGGTGTAGCCATCCGCCGCTATTTCCACCCCAACCAACATGACCAACCCAATCGTAAGACTGTTCAATATCTTCTTGAAACATTTCGGCTTGATCCTGCAACCATCTATACCAAATATCAGAAAGTCGTTCCTCATCAAGTTCAATACCAATCTTTGCCTGAACTTCGTCTTCATCTGGGTAATTATAAACCTTTACATTTAGGGCAAAGAAGTCGCCATTGTATTGACTACGACCTCTGTTTAGATTCCAGCTATTTGAAAATATCGAATCGATCTTGGCCTCAAATAATTCTAGTTTTTCAAGTAAGTCCTTTTCCAACCAAAAATCTCCAAGCTGCTCTGTATAAAAGGCAACTAGCGAATTATTATTTGCCTTTACGTATTCTCTGCTAAAATTTTCAAATAGTTTAATATGTTTCATGTTATTCTACTCTACCATCATTTCCATCCATTGCATCATGCACTGAATTTAAATTGTCCAGTGATGTCGTTAATTGAGAATACATCCAAGATTCTAGTTGCTCGCCTTTAGCCATTCGGTCTTTAATCATATTTGCATAGTCTGCAATTCTTTCAAGCTGACCCAATGTCATTTCGTTTAATTCAGCTAGAGTATCTCTGCCGCCAGTATTATTTGTAAATTCTTCAAACAGAAGTATAGTAGATTCATTAACTGGTTGATATGATATTGTGCGTGCCTTCTCCTTTATTGGAGCAGCTTTGACTTGAATAGGCTGTTGTGAGACTTTAACTGCAAGTTCAGTCACCTTGTCCCTAATTGAACAGATTTTTTCATAATCGCGCTTTGTTAGCTGAAGTGTTGATTCGTTAAGTACAGACAAATAGGTTAAAAACTGGTCGATTTGCGACATAATTAAAGAGATATTTTTGCAGCAATAATTATCCCAAGCACTAATTTGCAATAAATCATTTGGAAATCGTAATACGTCATAATAATATCGTATTGCTTTTTATCCATTTTTATTACGTTTGCGCCAGAAGATAATTTATTAATGTTATTTATTAATTGTACAGTCTCTTTGAGTTGAGTTACGCCAATTAGACGCATCAGAATATCATTAAACGTACTGTAATTTAGGGTAGAGCGCTCGTCCGCGATCTTTTTTAGCCAGTGTTCAATTACCAGGACAGCATCACGTTTTTTAATAATGTCCCCAGCGGGTAAAGCCTCATTTATTATATGAACAATATCGTCAAGCTCAGTAATTAGGTCTGCCCTAGTACTTAACCAGTCCAGTTCTCTGTCAAAAACTGAAATTGCAGTAGTTTGCTTTTCTCTAGAATAGACAAAGTTAATAACAAACGGATTTGTCATTGAATTTGCTGTAATTACAAACTCCCCGTCATCAGCCTGAGGTCTTTTTAGCTCCTCGGCTTCAATCTGGAAGTCTTGAAATGGAAAGTTTCGCAAAAAAGGATAATTTGCGTAAACTTTAGATAGAGTTCTGTCTTGTGCTACCAATGCCATGCTAATTTTTATTATTTATTAGTATTATACTAGTAGGTTAAACTAAGAACACCAACCAAGTAAAACACTTAAGTATGCAAACAAAAGAACAATTAGACAAAGAGATCAAACGTCTTAATCTAGAGCAGAACGCTCTAAAAATCTTAATTAACTCGTTTTACGGAGCCTTCGGTAATAAGTATTTCTATTTTCACGATACAGATATTGCACAATCGATCACCCTACAAGGACAAGACCTTATTAAATTCTCAATTAAAGCAATTAATCACTACTTTACAGAAAAGTGGCACCTTGATACAGAATTACATGAAAAGCTTGGCATATCCAACCTAAAGATTAATCAAGTTAAAGAAGAATCTGCAATTTATACTGACACAGACTCATGTTATGTTAGTTTTCATCCAGCAATTAACTCAATTGAAGGTTTTCCTTTAACTGATACAGAAGCTCTTAAGTTTTGCTTGGCAATCAATCGCGAAAGACTAAGCGCCTATTTCAAAGCAGCCTTTCAAAAATATGCAACTGCATTTAATACTGATAATTGCCAAGAGTTTGAAATGGAAAATCTTTCTAGAGCCGCAATTTGGTGTGCTAAAAAGAAATACGTTCTTAAAGTAAGTTACGAAGACAATCCAGCTGAAGAGTTATCAGAAAAAGAAAGTCAAGTAGTAAAAGGTCTTGAAAAAGTTCAATCATCGTATCCTATTTGGGCAAGAACTCACCTTGAAAAACTATACGACTTCTTTTTAGATCGTGGTTATGATTTAGATCTTGAAGATGAGCTTATTCCTAAATTACAGGCTTTACGAGCCGAAATGGAAACGCTTGAGCCCAATGATATTTGTTTTTCTTTCTCTGTACGTACTTATGCTAAATATGTTAAGAGCGAGCATCCTTTAAAATTAGATAAAGGCGTTCCAATTTATACTAGAGCTGCAGCTTATCATAATTTCATGTTAAAAGAAACCGGTAATATAAAATATAATCGTGTGCTAAGCGGTAAAGTTAAATTCTACTATGCTGCGCCAAATCCATATGAATTTGATATTTTTGCATTTTCTCCAGGAATTTATCCAACTGAATTTGCTCTACCAATGGATAAAGATCAGCAATTCTTTAGATTAATCTGCGAACCTTTAAATAAGCTGCTTCTTGCAATGGGATTGCCTCAAATTAATCCGCAATTACGTCGTGCAATTGAAGTAGTTAAACACAGACCTAAAAAAGGTCAAGATATACAGTCTTTTCCAATCCATATTGTCGACTCTGAGACATTTGAAAATACCCTAGTTCCAGAGTCTCTTCAAGAGTTTATTGCAAATCCAGATTCAGCAATTCCGCCTCAATTGATGCCACAGTACTTAAGTATTGTATCTAAATATGGTTTAAATACAGTGGTTGTCCCAGATGCTGAACTTGCAAAATATATTGATAAAATTAAGAAAAAGAAAGCTACCAAAGCCGTCGTAGTCGAAGAAGATGAGATGGAGGAAGTAGAAGACTAATTAAATGGAGATAACTGAAGTTTCAAAGTTTGTAAAAAGTGTCATGAGCGCCAGATTTCCTGGCATTCACGATAAACAGACGATTGATGAGAGCGATGGCAAATTAAATTTTGCATGTCCATTTTGCGGAGACTCTAAGGTTAAAGCTTCCAAAAAAAGAGGACACCTCTATATGGAAACTAAAACCTATAAGTGTTTTAACGATGGTTGCATGGCATGGATGAGTCTTGCTGAATTTGTTGCAAGCCTAAGCAATCAATATGGAATTATATCGTCTCTGTTCCTAGACGAAGCTGATCTTGATATTAATTACAAAAAAACCACTGAAAATCACCTTGTTAGATTCTTAACATCTAACAGAAAAGGTATGATTTCAATTAGTGATGTAATTAACCGTTTTTCGCTAAAGAGATTAGATCAAATTTCAGAAAATTCTGCGGCATATACCTTTGCTCAATCTAGAGGCTTAACTAAAGTTAAAAACTTTGGTGATATTATGTATGCTGATGCAATGGATAATAAAGTTTATATTTTTAACTTTGATCACCGTTCTGGTAAAATTCTAGGCCTTGCAACTAGAAGTTTAGACCCGTTTACCGATAGAAAATACCTAATTAAATCCTATAATGAGGTTTCTAAAATCTTTACAAATGGAGATACTCCAGAAATTATTGATGATGCCAATTATCTTAATAACTATTTTAATATCCTAAATGTTGATTTTACACAGCCGCTAATGGTTGCAGAAGGTCAAATTGACTCAATGTTTTTAAAGAATGGCCTAGCAACATCTGGAGTTTCCAAAGCTAAATCTATCTTAAAGGCAATGGGTGCAGTCGATATTAAAATTATATTTGACCGAGACAAAGCCGGTAAAGATTCAATGCTAGCTTTTATTAAAGATGGATATTCTGTATTTTTATGGAATAGTTTAATGGATGAATTAAAGAAAAAGTTTCCAACTCAAATTATTAAGCTTTCAAAAATTAAAGATATTAATGACCTATTTCTTTTCCTAAATAAACAGGATCCATCATTTACAATTTCTCAATTTCAAGACTTAATAGGTAAGCACTTTAGTAATTCAGTATATGATATAGTCTACCTATAAATATTAATATGAAAGATCCCAATCAAAAAAAGAATATAAAAACATTTCTTAAACCTAGAATCGGCGGATCTATTAAACAGGGGTATTTTAGACCTCAACAGCCAGATCGTTATATGGGCGATCCGGGTCAAATTATCTATCGATCTAGTTGGGAATATAAATTTCTAAAATGGTTAGATTCAAGCCCGTCAGTTCTTAAGTATTCGTCTGAACCATTTGGTATTCCATATTATAATCCAATGGACAAGCGCGGTCATATTTACTATATTGATTTTTTTGTTAAATTGGCTGGACCAACCGGTAACGAAGAAAATTGGTTAATTGAAGTTAAGCCAAACAAATATGTTTCGCCACCAACTAAACCTAAACGCATGACAGATAAGCAAACTGCAAGTTATGTCTATGCAGCAAAACAGTTTATTACAAATCAGGCAAAATTTGAAGCAGCCAGAGACTATGCTGCACAAAAAGGAATTAAGTTTGGAATTATTACCGAAAACTTCTTGTTTAAAAGTTTGTAGAATATAAAGATGATAAAAACAACATTTAGTTCCCAAATAGACGATTTTAGAAGTAAAGGTGAAAAACTAGAGGATCCTTTCTTTAGCGAACTTTCGCCATTGCCAGACTCAGTTTTTATTCCAGCCCATATCTATACTTTCTTTGCCTTACCAGTTGACGATCAACAAATCCCAACTGCTGATCAATATCTTGATGCAAAGGCAATGGCCAAATACTCAATTAAGAGACCTTATTATGATCAAAGACCAATCGGCATCTGTTTAGCAAATGACGCAGAGTCTGTTACCATATTAAATCTTAAAATAATGCCATTGGGGGCTACCCAAGTTATCCTGAATATACTCTGGCAGACTCTTAATAGTATCATACGTAAATCATATGATGATAAAGGACAATTCATCAATGATACCCAAAAGTTATATCAACTTCCCGAATATGCCCCACTTATGGGATTTAATTCAAATCCATTTGCAATGGTGGATCTTTTTCAAAACGCGAGCGGCGGAAAATTTAACGTGCGTTACGCAGTAAATAAATATCAAAAAGAAGCTATTACCAATCCAAAGCTTATACCCTTTCACCTGGTACCCAGAATTGCTCAAACTAATATTTTTGACGGCATTCAGACAAGATCAATAAGCATGGAATCGGTAATATCACAATTTAACGCATAATTATGGCAGGATTTCTAGACAATATCGGCTTAGGAGGACTTAAATCAAGACTATCAGATTTAAGCCGAGTTGGTATGAAGTACGAGGATCTTTTAATTAAGAACTCACAATCGATAGGTTTTATTGAAAGTCAATTAATGCAAGCTCGAGGCAGTGCTTTACCAGGAGGTCAGACTGACTCTTTAGCAAGAGCAACGATGGCAATCTCAGATACAACATCTGCTCTTAGAACTAAAGCTATTGCATTTTTCCAATTGGATTATGCAACAAAACGCGAAAGACTTAGAGACCTTGCATCAAATGGTGAAATTGAATTTGTAATTGAGTCTATTACAGACGACGTTATTGTATTTGATGAAGATAACAGATTTGCTTATCCAAATGACCTAGTTGGCGAAATGCTCTACAAAGGTAAAAACAAAGAGCAGCGTCTTAAATATCAAGAGAAAGTTATTGACAAATACAATGAAAACTTTGAAAAAATCTACAACGCATGGGGTTTCAACGAAGGAATTTCAGCATGGCAGTATTTCTTTCAATGGTTAATTGAAGGTCACTTAGCATTTGAAATTCTCTATGATGACTTACAAAATCCAAGAGAAATTATTGGATTTAAGGAGATTGACCCTTCTACACTATATCCACAAATTAAAAAGGATGCAGCTGGAAAGATCTTTTTAGAATGGGCACAAAAAGTTCCTGGTGAATCTAAAGTAAGAACCCTTACTGATTCTCAGGTTTTATACCTATCATATTCAAACCACTTTAGAACAAAACGTATCTCGTTTGTTGAAAGAATGGTTAGATCATTTAACTTAATGCGTGTTATTGAACACTCTAAAGTTATTTGGCATACAATGAACGCTCCGATTCGTTTAACAACTAAAGTTCCAATTGGAAGTAAGTCACTAAACAAAGCAAAGGAAGATGTTCGTGAATTTGCAAACCAATTAAAAGAAGATATTTTCTTTGATACTAATACTGGTGAAATTCAGGTAGACGGCCGTCCAAATCTACTATTCTACAAGAATTATATTTTACCAGTTAATGACCAAAACCAGTCAATTGAAATTGCGCCACTAGAATACGCGGGTCCTAATATGTCTGGCTCTGAACTTCTTAACTACTTTAAAGAAAAGTTAAAGATGGATTCAAAAATCCCTTATTCAAGATGGGATTCAGCAAATGGTTCAGGTCAATATACAATGAATGCTGAAGGTATTCGTCGAGAAGAGATTCGTTATAATAAATTTGTAACGCGTTTGCGCTCTGCATTTAAGGAACTTTTAACCAAGCCTCTATATTTACAAATGTGTCTTGATTTTAAAGATCTAAAGGATGATTATCGTTTTAAAAATGCAGTTGGTATTAACTGGCATGATGATAACGTCTTTGAAGAAATTAAACAACAAGACTTACTTAATAAACGTCTTGCAACAATTAACGCTCTTAAAGGAGTTGTTGATGATGAAGGCAAACCATACTTCTCTACTGAATACTTGGTTAAAGAGTATTTACGTATGAGTGATGAAGATCTTCAAAAGAATAGAGACTATATGAATCAAACTCCAACCGGAGAAGGTGAAGCTGGCGAAGCCGCAGCACCTGGAGCTGCGCCTGAAGCAGGTACTGCACCGGAAGGTGGAGCTGGCGCTGAAGCCGCAGTTGGCAAAGAAACCGCATCTGAATTAGGCGCGCCTGGAGCTCTATAATAACTAACAATTTTTCATAAAAAAAGCCGCAATTTGCGGCTTTTTCTTTTTATATCGAATCCGTTATTTGTATGCAATAACAAATCTAGCCTTACCGTCAATTGTTAATAATAGGTGTATAGAATCTTTAAATTGATCTATTCCATCTGGTACAAGATAAGCCTTAACTTCAAAGTTTCTATTCTTTAATAGCGAACAATATTGTTTTAACTGGTAACGTACGCCGATTTCCAATCCAGCTAAATCTACTGAGTCTGAAAAATCAAATAG